AATGAAGCTATAATATAAAAAGTAGAAAACAAAATATAGAAATAGTAATAGAAAGCGTAGATAGATATCGAACCCGAACCATTTGTTTCAACAGAAACAGAGATATTCGTCCCTACTACAAGAGTAAAACCTAGTACATTCACATATGGAAACTGTTTTAAAATTCACAATGTTTCTAATTATTCGAGAGTTAAGTATCTCAGTATTGATATAAAACCAGACAATAAACCTAATACTTTTGTTCAAAGGTGGAAGTTAGATCCTATGGTACAATCGTAATTTAAAGATTTGTAAGTACCAGAATAGATAGATACTGTGAACATGCATGGTAACATGAGGGCTATAGCTGAGTTAGCAAAGTCTTGTTAATTTAATGCGATATTAAAGTATCCTTTTCATATTATGATTGGAGATAAACCAACTTATTTAAAGAAGTGCATTACTAACAGAATATCTGTCAGACCCTTAGACGGAAGTCCTGAAGATCCTAGTTGGGAGTTAAAAGGGTAATCATTCGATTAAATAATATCACTTGAAGAGTATACTGGTGGACATAAGTTATTAATAGGTAAAATAAATTAAGATTCCCCAGTACTAGAAGGATTCATACCCTCTACATAAGATTCTATATATTATGAACATGTTTTAGAGTATTAAACCAAGTATAATACTAGCTTCCATACATTCCACATATATGAACGTTCAGCGGATAGAGTTACTTTATACGGAGATGAAGGCTATTTCGAATTTTCAGGAAACAATGTTACTATGTCATGTCATAATTCTACTACGTATACACATAGAGCAATTAACTTAGATATATTAGGTAAAACTAGAGTTTGTAAACATAATGGTGTTAGTTTTGCAATACTTTACCATAAAATCTTAAAAACATCAGATTATTCTGTTTATGTTTCAGCTGAATTCACAGTTATACCATATAACCCAGAACATCCTAACTTCTTTATGGACTATATATTACCTTGTACTACATATAGAAGAAGCTACAATGATGGATTCTTAGGAGGAGGAATAATGGCACCTAATGAATTAGTCGGTTAAATGATTTCAGATATGGCTGGGATGAAGAAATTAACATTAGAAGAATTCACATTAAATGCAAGGAATAATGCTAAATACTCTAATTACAAACCAGACATAGTTTTGAGAGCCGCAACTATTTCATTTCATAACTTAAGCAAG